CTGGATCGTAGCTATCAGCCATTAGTAATACTCTCTAGCTCTGCGAGGTGGATCGTCCTCAAACTCTTCACCGTTCAAACTGATAAAACCACCCTGACGGAAACGCATCAAGGCCATCGTCATACTATCACAAAAGTCATCGTGTTCGCCATTCGGGAATGACGCCACCTCCTCAATAACTTCTTCTGCAAACTTTTCGCCTTGAGGATACCATACTTTCCCCGACTCGAATATAGGAGACACAATATGCATGCGGGTTGTTTTATCCATACCCCCGCCCCCACGCTTACGACCGGGGGCAAAGGTGGCAACAGGGAGGTTCAGTAACCTCATCTCATCTGCCAGCGGTGTACCAGAAGCTTTCGCCTCAATCAGCATTAACTCTGGTTCCCAATACTCGAACTCTTCCTGTGCAATAGCCTTTAGCTCAGGAAAGTTCCAACGACCCTTCTTGGCATCCATTAATATAAGGTGCTGGTCACCATTACCATGTGGCTGGAATACTCCCCAAGTTGTAATTGCAGAGTAGTCAGCGGTTTCTTTTTTACTATAGGCAGTATCATAAGACTGGATGACGTAGTCCAAATCAGGAATATCATCGTGTTCCCACACATTCCACCACTCCCGCTTGACCATAGCGGTCTCTTCTGAAGTAGGATTTTGCTGCCACTGAGCATTCCACTTTCCCAACGACAGGGAAGCTTTTACTTTTAGTAGCTCGTCCTTTTTCCAGAATTCAGGCCATAATGGTTCCCCCGAAGGCATAATAGCAGGGAATTCTACTACATCCCACTGGTCAGCCATAATGTCTTTTTGCTGGGCTTGCAGTAACCTCCCAGTAATATCCTTCTTAGACCACCGGGTCTGGACAATAATGATGGTTCCCCCCGGCTGCAAACGCTGACGAGGCCCAGATGTGTACCACTCCCAAGCATTATCATAAGCACTAGGGGATAAAGCATCTTGTTCCGAGTGCGGGTCGTCAATGATGAGCAGGTCAGCACCACGACCAGTCATTGCAGCGCCCACCCCGGCTGCAAAATATTCCCCACCAGCGCTAGTCTCCCAACGACCTGCCGCTTGGCTGTCCGGTTTCAAGTCCGTGTTGGGAAAGATCTCCTTATAAATAGGGTCAGCAATCAGGTCACGAACCTTTCTACCGAATCTTACAGCAAGTTCAGTATTCATTGTAGCTTGAATAATTTTTAATTTTGGGTTCCGGCCCAGAAACCAAGATGGCATGAGATAGGATGCAAATTCTGATTTAGAATGCCGGGGTGGCATATTTACAATCAGTCTTTTCAATTCACCGTTGGCTATTCGCTCGAGCTTTTCGGCGATGATTCTATGATGGGTCCCCTCTATAAACCCGTCATACACATGTTTTGCATAGGGCATAAATTTATCTTGAGCAACGTCTCTTGTCTCAAGGCGTTGCTGTTGCTCCTCCAGTAACAAGAGTTCTTTAAGAACATCTTCTGGCAGCAGTTCTAGGTTAGCCGTGTCATCCATCGCCGAATGATAATACCCAGCAATGAATTTATCAACCCAGCAAAATGCGCCCGTATGTCAAGAGGCTGCCCCCCAAATATAGGGGGTGGGGGGTCACGCGATCCCGATCCCGATTGCCGATCGTTGCCAGTAACCCCAAAAACCAGCGATTTAATTGGTTTTCATGTCGTTTTCATGTCGTTTTTATCTTGTGTTATGGGATTATTTCTATATGGTCATATGTATTGAAACAAATATAAGGGGTAATTAGATATGACATTAAGAAACGAAATCATGGAGCAGCTTGGCGGACGCTTGTTCACCGCGACATTCACCAAGGCCGACGGCACAACACGCCATGCATATGGTCAGGTCATCGCTGACGATCGGTTGACCGACGATCATCCAAACGTGATCACGTTCATCGACTATTCGATCGCTGCCGAAATGTTTGACGCTGGCAAGTCCAACGTCCGCCGCATGAAGCTTGAGGCCGGTACGGTGTACACGATCAAGTCGGGCAAAACTATCATCTCAAACGTAGCATAAGGGGACTAAACAATGACTAGAACATTACAAACCATCCTTCACGAAGTCGCACTAGCCAATGACAAGGTAGACCATGCATTGGAAATTATCGAAAACGTCTTACACGATAGCGGCCACTGGTGCGAAGATTTATCCGGCAATATCGAAGATATCAAAACCGATCTGGAAAACCTGCAATACAAAATGGTGACGGTCTGGAATGAGGAAGAGGACTAGCACAAGGGGGCGAAAGCCCCCACCGTCCGGCAGTATTGCTGCCGCTGATGAGGCCAAGAGGCCGAAACGGTAAACCAAATAGAAGGGGAATACATTATGAAACCAGCATTTATCGCTCACCATAGGACGGTTGCCAAGAAGATGGCATACGTTTGGGGTATGATGATCATTGCCACCGGCACCGTCGGTCTGGCTGGCCTCGAGTGCCTGTTTATGGACAACATGCTCGCCATCGTCACCGGCATCGGCATGATATCGATCGCCAGCGTTGGCCTGCCTTGGTCTATCCTTGGCTGTTTGTTTTCAATCCAAGACTCGAGGAGGTAATCATGCATACACATTCTTTATTGCTGCACGGCGGTGAACACTTGGGCTTGTTTCACGGAGTCGTATGGACGGATAGCGACACGGCCAGCCTCGAGTGTACCAAGTACAAGATCAGCGAATTGCTAGGTGCCTGCTATCAATTGGCCGAAGGCCATTGCGGTGGCAATCGAAAGCAGACCGATGAGCTTGTTGACCGGCTGATTGATAACTGGCAGCGCACCGGAACGGTGGAATAATCAACCAAGGATCGAGTGCCACGGTGCTCGATCCTCTTTTCTTTTTTTATATATACAGAGGAACAAGGCCGCAGGCCGCAGGCCGTTGTATATATAAAAAGAGGAATGAGGCCGCAGGCCGCAGGATTTAGGGCTTGCGATATCCCATAAAATCTTTTATGATCTTATTAATTAACTATGGAAGGGGAAAAATCCATGAATAAGCTTGATAAAAAAATGTTGTCCAATGTTTCTAAAATGCCCGGGCATTCGATCAGTCGATCAGCCCGGCTCTGTCATGTTGGCAAGAAGCTTCGCAAGCTCAAGGGCAGCACATGCGAAAAATGTTATGCGCTCAAGGGCATGTATAACATGCCAAACGTCGTCGCAGCTATGGAACGGCGCGAGGTTTTCTTTCACTCAATCGATTTTGTGCCGCGAATGATTGCTGTATTGCAAACACTACGCAAGCCAGAGTTTAGATGGTTTGATAGTGGCGACTGCGATAGCGTCGCAATGGGTCATAACATTCTAGACGTATGTGAGGCGACGCCGCACCTTGTGCATTGGATACCGTCTCGCGAATATAAAATTTGGGGCGACGTACTACGCACAAGAAACCTGCCCGCCAACGTCACGTTGCGAATGTCCGCCCATATGATCGACGACGCGCCAGCCAAGGCATGGCAGAACACAAGTACCGTTGCCAGTCACGGCGGGAATATTACCGGCCACCTATGCCCTGCGCCAACGCAGGATGGAAAATGCGCCGACTGCCGCGCTTGTTGGGATCGCAAGGTTTCAAATGTCACCTATTACCAACACTAGGGTTTCCCCTGATCCCCTGCCGACATTGTCGGCAGGGGATTTCTTTTTTTATATATCCATAGGATCTAGGGCGCAGGCCGCAGGTCATCGAGCCATGACATCAGACCATAGGGCGCAGGCCGCAGGCCGCAGGCTCTCGATCAGTCCGCGCATATCACCTACATATAAGGCCGCAGGCCGCAGGTCATCGATCCTCGAACCTAGCAACTCGATCGCTTTATCCGCTCCAAATAAAAATAGATCGCCTGTCGAGGGGCAGTGTAACAAGAAAAAACTCACGCCTTTACATCTAAAATGGGATGAATGCCACGCTATCTGGGATTTAGACAGACTGACCCTGTTGTTTTTAACTATTTTTAATTCCAACCATACCGGAACACCGTTCATGCATAAGTATACGTCCGGCATCCCTTCACCAGAGCGGTTTTCAATCCTCTCGAAGTGTGTCTTCTTGGGCAGGTTCTGCTTCAATAGCGTCCATAGTGATCGTTCTGTCTTTGGCATCTTCAACCCTCTTCATATCGTCACCAAAAGCGTGTGGGTAATTCTTCCTGATCGCGCTCAATCGGGCGACAATATCTTCACGCGACAGATTGTCGAGTTGATGAACGTGGTTTTGTTCACGCCTATCGATAGTCAAACCACCCAAGCTGGAGCGTATCTTCTCAGCGTTGATGGCAGCGGAAAACTGACCAGCGTCTTCAGCAGCGTGAGACAATTCATCGAAGCGTTTAAGCTGATTAACCAAGGTCACGCCATATTTTCTTTCGCGCTCTTCTCGAAGTTCTTTGATAAGCTCCGGCACTTCTGGAAAAGATCTGCCGTCAAGAAGTTTAGCAGCGTGGTTTCTCGCACTGTCGGCAGCATATCCAGCCTTCCTTGCACACTCAGCGTTGCTGTATCGCCCATCGATATAATACTTGGCAAACTCTCTTTGCCTGTTGGTCAAGCCCGCTGGCCTGCCAACCTTACCAGTAGTGTTTTCTGTGGGTTCACTCTTTTTCAAAGTAAAAAACCTTTCTTAGTCAGCGTTTGTCTGGTTAAAACTGTGACAGTGGTACAGAAGTGGTACAGCTACAACCGTTGCTCAGTATACGTTGTATCATTTGTACCGTTTGTATCACCTTTTTCAGAAATTTTATTTTTTTTTTCTTCAACCCAAAAAAATCCTTATATGGGTGAATTTTATGCTTTGACTATCCCAGATAGTCTGATACGGTTCTCTCATACAGTCACCTAACTATATAGGTGCAAGGTTCGAGGTTCAAGGGGCAACGACATGGAAACAAAGGTTTACACCGTAGGACT